TAGCAAGTTCACGAGCAGCTCTTGCTCTACCTGCTGATTCGCCTAGTGCAATAGCACCAACAAAAAATGCAATTAGTGCATTTCTGAGAACGGTGCAAATTTTGCATGTAACATTATAAAAACTTGTGTGAGTTATTGCAGTCATTACACCCACCCCCTTAGGTTAGCGTTTACAATCATATCCTCATAATGCTTTTCAGCAATATAACGAATGTCACAGCGTGAAAGGCCCATATCGTTTAGTTCACGATCTGAAAGTCTTGATAGTTCTTTGATAGTTTGATTTGCAAGTCTTCTTGCTTTGAGTTTTACGCTTTGCTTCTTTAACCATCCCGCGATAGATGGCAGGCCAATCCAAGTGGCCGTGTTTATTAGTGTAGTCATTGCTACAGTCTCCTTGTATATGTGTATGTGTGGCTATAAGGTCTGTCACGTACCCCGGTCTCTCCCGGCGCTACCTTTGTATGGCATAGGAAATGCCCTTCATTTTTTCTGAGCTGAAGACGCTCTAGGAATGAAATAGTACAGCATCACTGTCCTATTCCCAACTATTTATCATACTATACTATAGTATAATAAAAAAGTCTACCGCTTTTTTGTAAAGACTGTTATGCTATTTTTGCAAGACTCTGCCAACTTTAGGTTGACACACAAATAAGCAGGTGCTAATATAAATAGAATTGTCGAGCAACGTCGAGCTCGGTCTTAATAGTGAGCGACGGGGTAAAGCCGTCAAGCGAGGAGATAAAAAATGGACGCATTCACTCTATGGAGCCTGCTTGGGTTCCTGCTTGCCGCATATGCGGTTATAGCAAACGATTCAGTACAAACTCTCGGTACTTGGATTGCATCAAACAATGAGAGATTCAACTATAAAATACTTTGGGCCGCCGCTAGTGCGGTTTTATTATGGGCATTGTGGTATGGCTACTTTATCTATGGTGACATTTCATACGGACGGTTAAATCGTATTCCGTTTGTAGAAGTGCAATGGTATCACGCAATGGCACCACTTATACTTGTTATACTAACTAGGGTAGGTGTGCCTGTATCAACATCGTTCCTAGTGCTTAGTGCTTTCGCAAGCACCTTTGTATTAGAAAAGATGCTGATGAAATCTATTATGGGCTACGGCATCGCGGCACTTTTTGCTTACGGAGTTTGGTACTTTGTTAGCAAATGGCTAGACGAAGCAAAGCCTGTGCGGGAAGAACATAAATCGTATTGGCGAGTAGCACAATGGGTGGCAACCGCAGGCTTATGGTGGACTTGGTTGAGCCACGATATGGCAAACATCGCAGTGTTCCTTCCAAGAGAACTTAGCATAGACTTGATGCTGTTTATTTCAGTAGTATTTGTCGCAGGCTTGTTCTTTATGTTTAGAGAGAACGGTGGTAAGATACAAAAAATTGTTCTTGAAAAACACAACACTCGTTATGTAAGAAGTGCTACACTGATTGACTTGTTCTATTGGCTAACACTTTATTTCTTCAAAGAACTAAACGACATTCCAATGAGTACAACTTGGGTGTTTGTAGGTTTACTTGCAGGACGTGAACTTGCTATTGCACAGTTCTCAGGCAAGAAGAAAACTAAAAGTGTGTTTCCGCTAGTAGCAAAAGACTTTGGTAAGATGATGGTAGGCTTAGGTGCATCAGTAGCACTGGTCCTAGCAATACATTGGATCATTGTTCCTAACGGTTACGGACTATAGCTCGGAAAGGCAGGGAACGACGACCCTGCCTAACTACATATTAATATGATAAAAGATTGGGACATAAAAGATATCTGCAGAACAGTAGGCAGGATAACTTGGGCTGCAACTGATCCAAGAATGGACGGCTTTAATACCTGGGGATGCAAAAGAGAACTGTACGAACTGTTATTCTTTGTACAACAGGAACTAGACAAGTGTAGCACCTACGGTGATGTAGAAGAAGACTATCTAAAGAAACACGATCAGGAGATGATGCTACGAGCATTAGGTAAAAAATGAAAATAGGAATAGCAGGTTACGGCTTTGTAGGCAAAGCCCAAGAACTTATCTTTAAAGACTATCACGATATTATCATAAGCGATCCAGCACAAGGCCAGTACGGTAATCTTGCTCACGCAGATTGTGTTATCGTTTGTGTTAGCACACCGCAGAAAGAAATGAGCGGACACTGTGATGTAACAAATGTGTGTGATGTCATTGACGAATCATCTGATGTTCCTGTACTCATCAAAAGCACTATCTCTCCAGAAGGCTGGAGACTTATTACTGATACTTGTGCTAATAAAAATATCACGTTCTCACCAGAGTTCCTACGTGCAGCACATTGGCAAGAAGATGCAAAGAACAAACGTGACTATTACTTTGGAGGTGAAAGTTGCAACTACTGGAGCGACTTATATCTGCGAGCTTTAGGCCCAATCAATGTTAATATTGGGACGCCCGAAGAACTTATTCTAATGAAGCAACTTAGAAATAGTTACCTAGCAACCAAGGTAACTTTCTTTAACCAAGTTTACGATTATTGTACTGGCGAAGGTGTAGACTTTGAACAGGTGCGTAAGTTTATTACAGCAGATGATCGTATAGGTGAAAGTCATAGTCACGTAACTCAAGAACGAGGCTTTGGAGGACATTGTTTGCCCAAGGATACCCTTGCAACGGTACGCAGTGCAAACGTCAGTGCCAATACTCGTATGACACTACTTGAAGAAGCATTAGACTATAACAAGTCAATACGCAAAGATTAGATAGGCTCTCCTGGCAACCAGTCTAAGCAAACACCGTAGACTTTCCCTGCGAAGTCACTGTTATCAAAGTTTTTGTTGATTCTATCTTCAGCAGCTAGGCACAATTCTTTTGTTTCAAATTGTAAAGCACTCCAGCCGTCGGGCGCAACAATGTCCCCGGGCAACCAATTACCGTCTTGCATCAGGAACATTACTACTAAAAAGTATTTCACTTTATTCTTTATTGTATCTTTCTAAATTAGCAACATAGTTTACCATGCTGTGATCTGAAAAGTTATCAATACTCCCTTGTTTTAGGCCCATCCACATACCACGCCAACGATCTTTAACACGCTGCCAAGGAGTCATTTTCCTTACGTTGCCGTAAGCGTTCATATAGTGTTCAGTACCGTGATGTACATAACCCATAGCTGCTAGTGGAACCCGTGTAACAATATCGTTATTATTGACCCAACGATGATGTTCTACATTTAGGCTTTTACAGTAAGCTCTCCATCCTACTCTTGGCGAACCAAATGTGTATAGTTCAATAGGATCGTTTAGATCGATATTGTGTTTGCAACGGCTTGCCATAATAGTTGCCATTGCCGCTCCTAAACTATGTCCACAGAACCAAAGTGTTTTATTTACATTGGCTTTACGGTTTATGTCTTCTTCGACCATAGGCCAAAGTTCGTCTACTTCTGCTTTGAACCCTCTGTGTACCCTGCTGACAGTTTCAGCCATTACAGGCATTGCTTTGAGATCTGCTTTAATATCGTTAAACTCGCTCGGTTGTGTTCCTCTACAAGCAATAACAATATCATCTTTGTTCATAAAACGGTATGCCTGAGCACCATCCCTGTTATAAAATTCTACTGTGGTAAACCCTAATTTTTTCACTTGACTTTTTGCGTCTTTTTCGTTACAATAAGCAATACTAGCAAGTTTCGCAAATAGCAAGGAACGTTCTTTGAAAGTCATTTTTGATATCGACATTTTGCCCTCCTCGTATATGCAATATTTATGTGTATGTTAAGGTAAATACACATAAGGAAGTTACAATGAAAAAGCATACTAGATCTATACTACAAGAATTAAGTAATCTTCATCCTATCCGTAAGGATAATGATTATTTGATTGATACTACAGCTAATAATATAATCGAAAGTGCAATTAATCTACTCAGTAGAATACATAGTGTTTATGATCAAGACACAGCCAGTGAGCTTGAAAGACGTTTTATTAATAGTATTAAAGCAGGCGATCCACGTAAATTCCGTAGAAGTATGAACAAAATAATTGAGAGTAAAAAGAATGACGATTCTTAAAGAAGGTGGTAATGTTTTTAAAACTGATCAAGGTCCGCTTACACAGCGTATTCCTACATCGGCTGTAAGACCTACTGTTAGCGCAATAGAAAAGATTACAGGTTTAGAGTTTGTAGATGATGACCTGTTAGGTACCACAGGCAAGAAGGTAGATCCAGACGGAACATTTGAAAAGAACAGCTCGGGCGACTTAGATCTAAACACTGATCTAAACAAGATAAGCAAAGACGAGTTGATTGCAAAACTTACTGCCTGGTGCAAGAAGCAAGGCATTCCAGATAATGAAATAATGAATCAAGGTCGTAAGTTTACAGGCGGCTGGATACACAATGCTGGTGACCAAGTACACTTCCGTATGCCTATCCAAGGCGGCGAAGGCTATGTGCAAACAGACTTTATGATGACAACTAATCCAGACTTGCAACGTGGAGCCAAGCGTGGCGGCACAGAACAATACTCAGGTAAGGACAGAGCTATACTATTGTCTAGTATTGCAAGAGGTAGAGGCTACAAGTTTAGTCCTAAATTTGGTGTAGTTGATCCAAACAAAGGCGACGAAGTAGTTGCAGATAACTGGAACGATATTGCAGTTGTCCTATTAGGCAAAGGTGCTACTGAGGCAGACACGCATACTGTAGAAAGTATGCTTGCAAAGATTAAAGGTGATCCTAACTATCAAGAACTAATTGCTCCTTGGAAAGAAGCAATGGAAAAAGAAGGTAAGTCAGTACCTGAAACACTTGCTGACCGCAATCACGATCGTGTAGTTGAACTAATGAAGGCACTAACTAGATGAGATTTACAGAATTTCGTATTTTAAAAGAGGATTGGGTATGCGGCAAATGCAATGCAGAACCCTGTGTTTGCGAAAGTCTCTCAGAAGCAGCAAAGGTGGGTAGAGAATACCAACACCTAGAGGATCTTGTGTTTGTAAAAGGATCACAAGGTGGAATGGAGGCAGCAGATATATTAGAAAAGCTTGGCTCAGACTCAGGAGATGTTGCTATCAAATGGGACGGCAACCCTACTATCTATTGGGGACGTGAGCCAGATGGACAATTTGTTCTTGTAGGCAAGAACGGCTGGGGCAGAAACAAATCAACTTCAGCAGAAGACCTAAGTCGTTTTATCCAAAATTCAGGCAAAGGTGTAGAAGAAGAACCATGGAGAGCAGACTTTGGTGCTGAAATGGCAGAGGTGTTCAATATCATGAAAGCAGCTACACCTCCAAACTTCCGCGGATATGTATACGGAGATTTATTATACAGTCCACGTAAACCGTTTAGCACTACTGACGGAGCAGTAGAATTTGAACCCAATAATGTCAAATACACAGTAGATACGAAGAGCCAACTCGGCGGACGCATAGCGAATTCAAAAGTTGGTGTAGTAGTTCACACAAAATTTGATGAATGGGGCAGCAAGTCTGGCACACCTATTAAAGATGTAAAAGAACTTAATTCTCAAGACGCTGTAGTGCTAGGACAAACTTATGTAACACATCAGCCCACAGTAGACACAAAAGAGGTTGACAGCATAAGAAAAAGAGTGCAAAGTAGTGCAAAAGCAGTAGATGCATTTCTAAAGGGTACACAAGGATTAAGTAACCCTGGACAAATTATCTACACTTATCTAAACCAAATGGGAAAGGCTAAGAACCTAAGTCAATTAGAATCAAACTTTTTTAATTGGTTAAAGCAAAGTAAAGTAAGTCAAGGACAGCAAGCAAAACTAGCAGCATTAGAAGAACAAACTGGTGGCTTAACAGCAATACTAGGACTTGTAAAACAAATTATGTCTGTAAAGGATCATATCATAGATCAATTAGACGATGCTGACGCAGACGTTAAGGCAACAACAAAAGGCGAAAAGGGTGGCGAAGGTTACGTTGCTCTCGGAAGTAAAACTAAATTAGTTCCACGTAATAGATGGACACCAAATTAAGGAAATAGATATGAAAATAAACGAAGTAACAGAAGCAGGAATGGAAACAGATCCTAATCACAAGATACTGGCTAACATTGGTAGAGCATTGATGAGGCACAGTGAAACAGCTTCGATGAAAGGTAAGTCAGATGCAGAAATTGACATGTTTAACAAAATGTCAGTCTTAGGTAATGCGCTTACAAAATTTGGTACTACATTTGGACCAAGAAGTGTGCAAGATCTCGAAAAAGAAAGTGGTATGAATTCGAAAACAATTGAGAAGTTTATGGCATTTGGCGAGAAGTTGGTAGCAAAAGGTGTAGCACCTAAAGTAGCAGACCCTGAGCCCGAAGACGAACCAGAAGACGATATGGATACAGCACCAGACGATGACGAAATAGCTCGTCAAGCAGATATGGTAGCTAGAGGTCGTTAATGGATTTTATTAAAGACCTACACGAGTCAAGGATGACCAAAGACAATGGCAGCTCAAAAAAGCTGACATATACTGACTGTGGTGAAAGAGCTTACTTGACTCTGTTGGCTTTGGAAACTATGCGTCAATATCCTGATTTTAGAGGATATGTACAACGCTACTGTAAAAAAACATCTGGTTTTGAATTATACAAATTTTATCGCATAATGGGCACTGACCTATATAATTTTATCTATTTCCTTGTAGGAGATGACAGTGCCCAAGATAAACTTAAAGATCCGGGTGCTGCAAAGAAATTAAAAAAAACTACTAATATACCTGTTGCAGACGTAAACAGATATATTCAATATATTGCACAAGGTAGAAAGCCTTTGCAAATTTCTAATATGTTTATGAAGCTAGAAAGCGGATTGAATATTACAAATTCAGATTACAAAGCTATACGTAGAAATCTTGTAAATTTTAGTAAACTTACAAAAGCAGAAAAGCGTTTATTGTCAACTAGACTTATTTTTGCTGTAAGAGCAAAGCTTCGTAGTTCTGATATAATTGAAGACTTTGAAAAGTTTGCCCAAATAAAAGATCTAGAGAAAGCAAGTGTAATTGATCCAGAACCAACTGTTAGCCGTCCTGACATTGCAACCCGTCCGGGTGACTTAGCACTTTACAGATATCTAGTCGGCGATCGTAATCTTGCCTTAACTAAGAAGTTTTTAGAAGCAGCTAAAGACGGAAAAGCTGCAAGTTCTAGCATGGTGCAGGCATACTTGCCAGCAATCGAAATGCTTGATGATATTGTTCAAGCAGGCCCCGCCTTTGTACAACAACTACGTGCACTACAAAAGAGAGCAAAAAAATAAATTTTTTCCTCGTTTTTGCCCTAAAAAGCCTATTTTTTATACATTTTGCTAAATAATATTATACAAGTTCATAGAAAGTGAACTTGCCATTAGAGAAATAGGAGAAATAAAATGGCAGAGGTAACAAGAGTACACGGCGTAGGTCACGCAGACGCAACTAAGTATGAAACAGCAAATGTAACAACATTTGTACTAACAGCTGGTTCAACACCATCAGCAGGCATTGGCGGAACACTAGAAGCAATCGCACAAGAGTTCAACCCAATGATCATGGAAGCAGACGGTACAAAAATCGTAATGGTAATGGACGGTCACAACACTGACACTGATGACATTGCAGCTCGTGCATCAGAAATCATTGCTTCAACAACTTGCGCACAGCCTGCTTCAATCTTAGGCATGTAAAAAATCCCACTACCTTAGGGACCGTGCTTAGGCACACCAAAGAGCTCACATTTATGTGGGCTCTTTTTTTATGTCTGTAAATACGTTATGAGATTTACACTTTACACATTAGTAGACATCACAGAAACAGGAGCTCGTAGAGGAGAAGATCCTAAACTGTTTAAGCAACAGCAAAATTTTCTAACCGTTCTACAGACTATTGGTCTTCGTGTTAATCCTACTTATATTGGTGCACCAGAGTGTAAAAAAGACATGCCGGGCAAGTATAGTTTTGGTAAAGATTATAAAAATAAGCAAAATATTTGGGAATATACTTTTGATATAGAATATGAAGATGCGATAGATATAGAAACATTGCACAAAGACTTTGACTTAATCCCAATTATTACAGGATTAGACGAAAGTGTTCAATTTAAAAATGCTGTGTTTTCTTCTCAAAATTCAGCAAGTAAGAACATTATTTTCAAAAAAACTGATAAATAAAAGTGTTACATTGAGTAACCAGGCACAATAATACAACATCTAAAGGCCAACTACGAGTTTACTTTATGGGAGAACATTATTTTAATGTCTGGTGAAATGGGCGATACAACCGAATTAGAAAAATCAAGTTTAGAAGCGCACGTTGATTTATGTGCGTTACGCTATCGTAATCTTGACAATAGACTATCAACGGTTGAAAACACATTAAGAGATATACACAAAGATCTCAAAGATGGCCAAAGCTCAATGACAAGAGTGCTTATTGGCACAGCTGGAACAGTGGTAGCAGGTTTACTATCTACTATTGTTATAATTTTAATAAACTTCTAAACCGCTCACGATAAATAACTATATGTTAGTACGTGAGTTTTTTTATGACGATAATATCGATGACCTAGATGAAGGTCAGACTTGGGCACGTTCTGGAAAGAAAGTGGTACGCAAGTATCGTTGTTCGTCTGGTCCACGTAAAAATAGAATAGTTTCAAAAATCTCTGCATGTTTTGCAGCGCCTGATCCTAAGAAACGAGCTACACTTAAAAGAACAAAAGCACGTTTAGGAAAAAGGATGGCACGTAAAGCAAAGCGTACCAAGAGAGTAAATCCAGCCAGTCGTAGAATACAGGCAATGAACAAAAGGAGACGCTAGTGTTTGTAAGAGAACTCCTTGAAGGTATTACTACAGTATTTGGTAAAAAGGGTAATAAAACAGTTAGAAAATATAGATGCACAAGCGGACCTAGAAAAGGCCGTATTGTTGCAAAGGCAGCAACGTGTAATGCGCCTAAAAACGTAAAAGCAAGTGTCACACTTAAAAAAACAAGAAGATCAAAAGGTAAAACACTTGATATTAAAAGAAGCAGAACCAAAAGAACAAATCCAGCAAGTCAAAAATTAAAAAGACTTAACATAGGAAGAAGAAGAATAAAACCCCATAAAAGACGTGGTGCAAGAAGATCTAGAATATGAAAATTAGTAACTTGATATCAGATTTTGAAATCTATACAACCAATGAACAAAAAGAGTTATTGGAAGATATTAACGGCCTAGTGCCAATGTCAAGTTTTGATGAAAGACAGCAAGTCATAATTAACGAACTAATTAGAAAAAGTATACTAAGTAAAGTACTGTACAACAATAGCGTCATGGTGGTTAAAAATGATTTCTGATAAAATCCTAAAGGACCTAGAAGACATCATTGATCAAAGTGTGATCGATCTAGATGTACCTCAAGTCACTCCTAAATCTATCCGCATCAAAAATTGTGTGATTAGAAAAACCAAACATGGACAATATATTGTTTTCGATATAAAAGAAAACAAAAGTGTTGCTGTTACTAATTTCAAATACACTGCTATCGCACTTGTAAAAAACTTTATTAAGAAGCGTAGTTACAAAGATATTTTAGAACTTGACAAAGACCTTTTAAAACATTATAATGATGCAGTGTTTTATAAAAATTCTATAAAAAATAGTAAAGATTATAAGTATATTGAGGCAAGACAGAATAGATTAGATATTGCAATTCAAGAAACCAGCTTTATACAGAAAAAATTAGATAAGTATATTTTTAATCTTTGATAAATATTATTAATCAAACTAGGAAAGAGTGCAATGAACCTAAGAGAATTTACAAAAGTAACAGCTAAGAAGCTTAATGAAAGCCTAGCTCAAAAGTTTGGCACAAGGATCGATGTTGACCAGTTTACTACTGAGCAACTACTTGATGCCCGTAATAAGTTAAGAACTAAAGTATTCAATGTAGAAACTACTGAAAGCTTTGACAGCGTTCAAAAAGAAGATTATCAAAAAAATAAACTTTTCCTAGATGTTTTGAATGCAGCAATTTCAGAACGTGACGACACTATCATTGACGCAATTGACGAAGCAGTTGAGCAGGTTACTGAAGGCGCAGAAGACGAAGCAGAACTAGTAATGGCTGCAAAGGACATGGTTGACCGTGTTACAGGCTGGATGGAAGACACAGCAGAGATGCAAACAGAATCAATGCTAGAACTTGCTGATGCTATACGCGACGAAATGGGCTCAGAAAAGTCAGAAGCATTTACATCTGCAATTAAGCCTGCACTTGAATCAATGTATGCAGCAATGGAATCAACTCGTAATAGTTTAACTCAAGGTGTTGGTATGCTTACAGGTGAAGCAGAGCCAATGGATACAATGGGCGACGATGACATGGACATGGATATGGACATGGAAGAGCCAGACGACGAAGATGAAATTGCACTAGGCGGCGAAGACGATTTTGAAGCTAGTGATGCAGCCGCAGGCGGCGACGAAGAATTAGGCCGTGAAAAGCGTGAGTCAACTACACCTAAAGGCAAGCGTATCAAAGAAGGCGCTACTAAAAATGCAATGATGGCCGATGCTGAAAAAATGAGCAAAGCGGCTTTTATTAAGAAGTACGGCAAAGAAAATGCTGGAACATGGGAAAACATGAACGAGAGTTCAAAAAAAAAGTAAGTGAAGCTGTAGATAGCGACTTTCTTTACAATGTCTTAAGACAACAAAAAGCGGCAGGCATTGCCGCTTTATCTATGAATAAACTAGATAAGTTTATGCAAAACCAAGGCCGTGGCCAGTTTAATTACGAAGTTTTTAAAGCAGCATATGATGCTGATCCAAAACTTCAGCAACTTGTTACAAACTTTGATCAAGAAAAGATTGAGTTTAAATCAAGTGAAGTAGACGATGTTAAGAATCTTAAAGGCAATCCAGGTCGTCCCAGTGACACAGTCGGCAAAATGGCTAAAAATGCGGTTGACTTAAAAGATCTTTGATGTTATTATTAATTAATGAGCTTAATCACAGAAAAGTACGTCTACGAAAAATTAAAGCGGGTTGAAGTAGACGGCAAAAGAAGATATGCAGCCCCAGGATCCTCTCCAGTTGCTAGTGTAACAACTATACTTGATGCAACTAAAGACAAAACACATCTCATCGCTTGGAAGAAACGTGTAGGCGAAAAGAAAGCACAAGAAATTGTAACTGAAGCAGCTGGTGTAGGCACACGTATGCACAAGTATCTAGAAGATTATATAGATACAGGTGAATGGCCTGAACCAGGAAGTAATCCTTATGCTCAACAAGCACACATGATGGCTACACAGATTAAAGAAAAAGCCATGACAGATGTGGACGAAATATGGGGAAGTGAAGTTCCACTTTATGTTCCAGGCATTTACGCAGGTACAACTGATCTTGTAGGTGTATACAAAGGTCAGCCCTGTATAATGGATTTTAAGCAAACAAATAAACCCAAGAAAGAAGAATGGGTAGTTGATTACTTCCTACAATTGACAGCATATGCGATAGCTCATAACGAAGTTCACGGCACAGACATCCGTGAAGGTCATGTATTCATGTGCAGTCGTGCAGGTGAGTATCAACAGTTTGACATTTGGCCAGACGAGTTCGACGAATGGAAGAACGAGTGGTGGTCCAGAGTTTATAATTACTACGAAAATTTTTCTTAAATAAAATACATCAGTAGACTTACGGTGGTATCATGTGCTGACATACGCAAGTAAGGAGTCTGCTATGTTTTTTACTAACCTGTGTAACACCCTTTTCCTTTACGGATTTATATCAACTTATTGTGGCCTTGAGCCGCCAACA